GAAATAATAGATGAAACGATTACAGAAACAATAGAGTATGAAGCGGATGGTTATACAGTAACCACAGAAACAACGACGAATACCACCACAACAACTGTCACTAATGAGGACTCAGGAAACATTTTAGATGGTGATGCTGGATATGTATCTTCAAAATTTGAAGGAGACATGGATTTGGACTGGGGAGGCCAAGGACCTGCTAACATGCCATCAGGTAGTGGTTGTTATAATTTAGGCACAGATAAATGTGCACAAATTACAGGCTCAGGTAATTCAACGTCAACAATGGGTGTATCAGGAATGGGTACGACATTTATTAATACTGTAGATATATCAGATTTAGACATAGAAAATGGTGGACGGACTAATTATTCAATAAAAGTAGATAAACGAGATTCTCAAGATAGAATCTATATGCATATCACAGGTAAAAACGGTGCTACATCTGTATTTAGTGGAACTGATATATTATCAGAATCTGGTGTAGCTAGTGGTTATCAAACATATGAAAGTGGTTTTGATTTTGCAGGCACAATTACAACTTTAATTATCGAGGTAGGTGGACGTGATATTAACTTGGCAATTGGACCGCTCTTTGATGATATTACCATAAACGTACTCTACAACGTAATATCTACAATAGTGCAACAACAAATTACAACAGTAGAAATGTGGGTTGCTTATGGAGGTAGCACTGAAACAGAAATAATAGATATCGTAGACAATATTATTGATCATAATGATTTTGTTGAACAACCTAACGGAGAGATAGAAATAGAACCAATACAAGAACCAGACACAGAAGTTTCCTATGAAATGGTAGAGATTGAAATGGAAATGGAAATGCCTGTAATGGAAATAGAAATACCAGAAATGGAACTAGAAATGCCAGAAATAGAAATGGCAAGTGTAGAAACAGAGATTGAAATGGAAATGGAGATGGAAATGCCAGAACCAGAGGTAGTGGAACCAGAAATAGAAACACAACCTGAGCCAGAAGTAAATGAACCAGAACCTGAGCCAGAACCTGAAGTTTCTGAGCCAGAACAAGA